CAGACGGAAGCAAAGGCCAAGGAAGCCCTTCGCCAGGCAGAAGCCTTCATGAACTTTGAGGGCGAGTCGATTGAGGATCAGCTAGAGAGGTTGGGGTTGTGAGAATCAGATATGTGATCGCTACCGGCGGCGGTAGTCATCTTGCGGGCATGGTGATTCCGGTTGCTGGTGACACGCTCGTGCCTCACACGGTCGAGGCAAACGGGGCCGCGCTTGACCCAGAAGATTACCCAAATCTATACGCCGCCGTGGGGCTAAGTTACAATCCCGAGCGCATTCGCAGGGATGATTGGGTTGGCAGGCTCGCGCGCCGGTTCCGTGTGTTTTTGACCGTTCCCAATCCGCACCATATCCCCGGCAAGTTCAAGGTGCCTGATTTGCGCGGAGATTTTGTGCGGGGATTGTAGGCCGGGCCATAATCCGGCATACTGACGAAGTTCTGAGGGGCTTGGCTGGGAAGCCTGTCCTGTCCGGCCATGCGCGCGGATCAACGGGACGGGAGCCCCTCAGAGCACTTGCCTTTCCCGCCAAGCCAATCTATTTTCCATCGTCCTTTCGCGTGTAGCACCTAAACGGTTAGCCGGAACTGGATCGCGTTTGTATATCATAGGCTCGTTTGACCGCTTCTTCCCCGGCTATCTCCGCAAGGAATACACGCGGGATTGCAGGGATGGTCACGGACAATATCTGCCCTGCGTGATCCACGGTTTGCGTGTGGTCCAAGGCAAGAGCCTGGAGTTTCAGTGCGTCCTGACCGATTACGGCGCTGGCGCTGGGTTCCTTGCTCCGATTGAGGCGTTCTGCTGGAAAATTCCCGACAGGCCTCGCTCGCCAACGGAAGCTGTAGATTACACCTACGTCCAGCCTTGGGACTGTTTCTCGTCAGACTTCGGCGTCCATGCCTTTGAGTTCCATAAGCGCATGAAGGCGCAAATCTTGCCCGACCGGCGAGGCGCGCGCTACAGGTTCTCAATCGACTTCACCGGGTCCAGCTTGGCCGACATGGGCGAGCAACATAAGCATCTGCACGTTATGGAAATGGACGACGGGTCTATCGGGGCCTTCCCGAATACGAAAGTGGTCTGGATTGAACCGGCCATGTGGAAAGAGCCGTTTGAGGATAAGCTAGACTTCAAGGCGCTTTCCGGTGAATGGATGGCCGAGTGATGCTTGTCGCCAACGAGATACCGATTGATAGGCTTAGGGAGTTGATCGCTCTTGATGCCGACACCGGCGCGCTGACGTGGAACCGGCGCAGCCCTGAAAGTTTTGTTGGTAAAGCGAAGGGCTATGATCGGCGGACGTCAACGCGCTGGAATACGGTGTTTGCCGGAAAAGAGGCGTTAACCGCTAACGATGGCGGTTACAAACGCGGGCTGATTGACGGTCGGGCGTTCTACGCTCACAGGGTCGTGTGGGCGCTGTATTACGGCCAATGGTGCAACACAAACATTGATCACATAAACGGTGACAAACGAGACAACCGGCCATGCAACATGCGGGCGGCTGGCCATGAGGCAAACGCCCGGAACCAAAAGCGGCGGCGGTCAAACACCAGCGGTGTTATGGGCGTTCATGCCCACCGCGATGGCGGGTGGGTTGTCCGCATTAACGCGGATGGCGAGCGCAAATATCTAGGCTTGTTCGATAACCTGGAGGATGCCACGAAGGCCCGCAAAGCCGCCGAGGCGCGCTATGGTTACGACCCAAACCACGGACGCCCGGACTTTGTCCGCCCTGTCTGGAGAGTTTATGGCTGAGTGACTAGACAAACCCGCCCAGCCCCTCCATAATCATTCCGCCCTATGTGCTGACCTACGGGAATGGCTAGAGGCGAGAGGATAAGACGGTGACCGGCAGGCCTTCGGTATATACGCCTGAACTGGCGGACGAGATTTGTGCAAGGCTCGCTAACGGGGAATCGTTGCGGGCCATTTGCGCGTCTGATCGCGACGACTTCATCCCGCATATTGGGACAGTGCTGCGCTGGGTCGCTGAGGACGAAACCTTTCGCGAACAATACGTGAGGGCAAGAGAGATTCAGGCTGAGACGCTTGCGGACGATATCATCTCAATTGCTGATGGCCCGAAAGGGGCAGACGACTCGATCAAGACCGCGCGGGATCGTCTAAGGGTCGACAGCCGCAAGTGGGTTGCGTCCAAGCTGCTGCCCAAGAAATACGGCGACAAGGTCGAGAACACGCACCTCGGCCCCCAAGGTGGCCCGCTACAGGTGGCATGGCTTCCACCCGCATAATCCCCTACGCCCCCAGGCGCATCTTCCTGCCCTATCACGACAGGACAGAACGATTTGCTATCGGGGTCGCGCATAGACGCTGCGGTAAGACCGTCGCCACGATCAACGATATCGTCAAGCGGGCCATCACGACCACGAAAGCCCACTACCGTGCTGCCTATCTCGCGCCCTATCTCAAACAGGCTAAGGATGTGGCTTGGGAGTATCTCAAACGCTACACGCAGCCGATACAAGGCAAGGCTCCTAACGAGTCGGAGCTATACGTCGAGCTGATCAACGGGGCCAGAATCAAGATATACGGGGCCGACAACCCGGATGCCCTCAGAGGGGGCTATCTGGATGACGTGGTGCTGGATGAGTATGCCGACATGTACCCCGGTATATGGGGCACGATCATCCGCCCTATGCTGGCAGACCGGTTGGGCTCTGCGACGTTCATCGGCACGCCCAAGGGCCGGAACGCGTTCTGTGAGCTATACGAGCGGGCGCTAACCGATCCCGACTGGTTCACGTTCATGATGCGGGCCTCTGAAACGGGGATGCTTGCCCAGAGCGAGCTAGAGGCGGCGCAAAAGGAGATGACGCCGGAAGAGTATGCACAAGAGTTCGAATGCAGCTTTGACGCCGCGATCAAGGGCGCATATTACGGCAAAGAAATTGCCCAGGCTGAGAGGGAGGGCCGTATCTGCGACGTGCCGCATGATCCCTCGCTACCCGTCTATACCGCATGGGACTTGGGCATTGGCGACGCGACCGCAATCTGGTTCTGGCAAGCGCACCTGAATGAGATACGGGTCATCGACCATCACGAGGCGACGGGCGAATCAATCGCGTATTATGCCAAGGTTCTGCATAGCAAGCCCTATCGTTACGAGGCGGACTTTGTGCCGCATGATGCCAAGGTGAGAGAGCTAGGGACGGGTCGGACCCGTGTCGAGACGATGATCGAGCACAAGCTAAAGCCGAAGCTCGTTCCCGGTCATAAGGTCATGGACGGGATTAACGCGGGAAGGCTGATTATGCCTACCGTCTGGTTCGATAAAGACAAGTGCAAGGACGGCCTCGAATGCCTGCGCCAGTATCGGGCGGACTATGATGAAAAGGCTCGGGCGTTCAAGGACAATCCAAAGCACGACTGGACATCGCACACGGCGGATGCGTGGCGCTATCTTGCTATGGCCTATCGTGAGCTAACGCCAGAGCCGCCCAAGGTCGAGAAACCAATCCGGGGCCTCAATGACATGACCTATGACGATTTGATCGCCATGCAGCCTAGTTCCATGCAAAGAGAACGGGCGTAGGTTTATCTTTGCGCGAAAGCGGTGTATCAAGGCACGGATTTGCGAGGACGCATGGACCTGACGCCTGACAAGTTGGCCGCTCACTGGATTGAGGAGATCAATCTAGCCGAGAGCGATTGCGAGCGCTGGTGGAAGTCGGGCGACGTCATCATCCGGCGCTATAAGAACGAGACGCGCGGGGCTAAGGGCGTTCAAGCCCTGGACTACGTTCGGCGCTATTCGGTTCTGTGGTCCAACGTCCAGACTATCGGCCCTGCGATCTATGCCAAGACGCCGGTTCCCGTGGTTAGCAGGCGGTTCAAGGATGAAGACCCTGTAGCCAAGGTGGCAAGCGAGGTTCTGGAAAGGGCCATCGCCTACACGTTGGACTGCGGTAACTTTGATGCCGTGATGCACAATGTGCGTCTGGACTATCTGCTGCCGGGCCGTGGTCAAGTGTGGATGCGCTACGTTCCGACCATGCGCCCTTTGCTGTCTGAGAATGACGCGGCGAGTGACGGGGACGCGGAGGCTGCTGAGGTCGGTGAAATCGCGCCGATTGAAGAGGAGGTGGCTTACGAAGAGGTCGCCTTCGATCACGTCGATTGGAAAGACTTTCTGACCAATGTGGCGCGGACGCAAGACGAGGTGCGCTGGGTCTCTCGCCGTGTGTATCTGACGCGGACGGAACTGGTTCGTCGTTTTGGGGAACAAATAGGCAACCAAGTCACGCTGGATTGGGCACCTCCGGGCTATCGAGACACAGACACCGACAAGGCGCAGCGCTTCAAGCGGGCCTGTGTCTATGAGATTTGGGACAAGACATCGCGCAAGGCCTACTGGATCAGCAAGGGCTATACCGACCAGCCGCTTGATGTGCGGGATGATCCGCTGAAGCTGGAAGGTTTCTTCCCTTGCCCCCCGCCGCTCAATGCCACGGTCGCGCAGGGATCGACCATCCCGGTTCCTGACTACGTTCTCTACCAGGATCAGGCCGAGGAGCTTGATGACCTGACAGGCCGCATTGCCAAGCTACAGGACGCCTTGCGAATGGTCGGCTTCTATGCCGGTCAGAACAAGGTGGAGCTACAGCGGGTCTTTAATCCCGGCAATGAGAACAAGCTGATCCCCATCGACTCCTATGATCTGTTCAAGGAAAACGGCGGCGTCAGGGGCATGATCGAGTGGATTCCGGTCGATATGGTCATTCAGACCCTCGCCGGATGCTACGAGGCCCGCCAGCAAGTCCTGAATGATATCTACGCCATCACGGGCATCTCAGACATCATCCGGGGTTCGGGTGATCCGAATGAAACCGCGACGGCGCAGGGCATCAAGGCGCAATGGGGTTCATTGCGGGTTAGAGACCGACAGAAAGACGTCCAGACGTTCGCCCGAAACATCATCCGCATCATTGGCGAGATTATCGCGGAGCAGTTCTCCGTCCAGACCCTGCGAACGATGACGGGCGTCAAGCTCCTCACGCAAGAGGAAAAGGCCCAAGTCGCTCAGGCCATGCAGATCACACAGATGGCCGAACAGGCTGGCGTGCCTAGCCCCATCCCCGCGCCACCGCCTGAAGTGCTGGAGCTACTTGAGGAACCGACCTGGGATGAAGTCATCGCGCTGATCAAAGACGACAAGCTTCGCACGTTCCGTATCGACATCGAGACGGACTCGACCATTGAGCCGGACGAGACGGCGGCCAAGCAGGCCTTTGTCGAGTATGTCGGGGCTATCTCGCAACTGCTGACCACGGCGGCGGGGATTGTGCCTGTCGCGCCCTATACCGCGCCCCTATTCGCAGAGATTGCCAAGGAAAGCGCAAGGGTGTTCTCGGTCTCCCGCACGATGGAAGACACTATCGACAAGGTGTTTGAGACCGCCGCCGAACAACCGCCCGTCACGCAAGGCCCGCCGCAGCCTAGCCCGCTTGATGAGGCCAAGGCGCAGGCCGAGATGGCGAAGGTTCAGGTCGAACAGCAGCGAACCCAAATGGAAGGCATGGTCGCCCAGACCGACGCCCAACTTGCGGCGGCTGATCTGCAACTGAAATCCCGTGACCTCGATATCAAGGAAGCGGCGCTTTACCGTGATCCTAACCCACAAGTCGCTGCATAGGAGGCCTAGATGGCTGGCGAACCCTTTAACGAGATTGCCTATAAGGCATACGAGAAAATCATTGCGTCCACCCTTGGCGGTGGCGGAACGCCTAACGCGGACGGCTCTATTGATATCGGGGGTCTCAACAACACCAGCGTTGCAACGCTTGCCAATCCCTTTCCGGTCACCGGCCCCTCTCGCAACGAATATGAGTTTGTTGCCGCAAGCCAGCCGAACCAAGTGCTGGGGGCTGGCGCTGGTGCAGTCGGGGACTATTGCGAGCATTTGCTTGTTATCCCGCTCACGACGTCGCCGGGTAACGTCCAGCTTAAGGACGGGGCGGGCACGGCCATGACGGTCTTTGCTGGTGGCGCGTCATCGGTCACGTCACTTGTGCCGTTTAACATCTACGTCGGCGCGGCTTCGGTCGCGGGTGCATGGCAAGTGACGACAGGCGCGAATGTGCAAGTTATCGCGGCGGGGAATTACACCTGATGATGGCCTTGCCGCGTATTATCAGGCCAGCGGCGGCGCTAGGTGGCGTGGCATATGACCCCGACGCTGCCGCCTACTTTGCGGCCATGTCGATCCAGCCGGATGCGACGCGCAAGGGCCTGATCAACGACTACATCGTCGGGCTGAAGGCGGATGGCGTCTGGTCGCTTCTTGATCTGGTTTATATCCTCGCGTCCCACGATGAGCAGGCGGCGAGGCTGAACGCGAAAGTCCCCGCAAGCAATACGATCACAGTCGCTGGCACCGTGACGTTTACGACGGATCGCGGATATACAGGCAACGGGACAAATGGGTATCTAGAAACGGGTCGCGCCCTAAACGCAGGCGGAAACTACGCGCAGAACAGCGCCAGCACTTTTTCTTGGATTAACAGCTCGACTGGTACCACGCAGTCACTAGGAACGTGGTATTCCGGCTCTCGGGTTTCGTCTCTGCCAGACGTTGCAGCGGGGTTTACTGGACGTGTAAACCAAACATCCGACTCCACGTTCGGTAATCCCGCCAATCGGCTAGGGTCACGTTGCATCTCGCGCACCGGAGCAACGACCACCAATGGTCAAGTCAATGGTGTTGCGAGCGGTTCGACTTCGACGGTTGCGTCTACGTCCCTGAACTCAACCGCGCTTACCTTGTTGGGAGATGCGGCGAACTTCAATGGTCTTGATCGCTTGGCCCTTGCTGCTTTGGGCGGCGGCTTGACCGGAACACAGATGACCGCCCTGCACGACCGCTCCAGCACCTTCCTGACGGCCATAGGTGCGAACTGATGCCTCGCTCCACGTTCCGAAAATGCCGCGCCTGTGACTCAATCCACGAGGTCAGCGATTGGCCGCTTGCCTGCCTCAAGCAGTTTGAGCGCCAACGGTCTGACCTGCCCGCGCCTTACATCCGCGCGGATGGAATGTCGCCCGTCATGAACCACGCTGACGGCAAACTGTATGACTCCAAATCTGCATACTACGGGGCCGTGAAGGCGGCTGGATGCGAGATTGTCGGGAGCGAGAAGCTGGAACCGCGCAACGAACCGACGCCACCGCCAGGCATCGGGAAAGACATCAAACAGGCCATTGAGCAACTGAAGGCAACCGCATGACCGACACGCTGGCAGACGACATCCGTAACGCCATGAAGGAAACCGCTGCTGTGGAGGCAGAACCGACCCCAGTGGTCGAGGCGACACCCGAGCCGGATGCGGTTGAGCCTGCTGCGGAAGAAAAAACCGCCAATCGCGGCCCTGATGGAAAGTTTGTTGCCAAATCGGAAGAAAAGGCGCAAGATACACCTGACCAGCCCTCGCAGGCTGAACCGGAACCTGCTGAAAAGCTCGCCATCCGCGTTCCGTCGAGTTGGTCGGTGGAGGCGAAAGCCAAGTTTGAGACCCTTGACCCTGCCGTCCGGCAAGCGATTGCCAAACGGGAAGAGGAGATCGACAAGGGCCTTCGCCGCAAGAGCGAGGAGCTAAAGCGGTATGAGCCGCTAGAGGCATTGATCGCGCCCCGCAGGGACCAATGGTCGTTGCAGGGCATGGACGAGGTCAAGGCGATCCAGACGCTGTTCGCAGCCCAGGATTTGCTCGAAAAGGACCCCGTTCGCGGTCTGACGCTTCTGGCGCAATCATACGGCGTGAATTTGGCGAGCGTCACGGGACAGCCATCGGCCCAGCCCGGCGCAGGGACTACGGGACAGCCTCAGGCCCAGCCCGACCCGGTAGCCGCAGAACTTCAGACACTGAAAGCAGAGCTTAACGCCCTTAAACAAGGCCGCGAGCAAGAGGTTCA